GGGCGCGGGCGATCGCCGCCGGATCCCCCGTCGCGGCGGCCGCCTCGAGCGCGGCGGCGGCCACCTGGCGGAGCTCGAGGACCCGGTCCCGTTCGAGCCGGAGGAGTTCCTCCGCGCCCTCCCGCTGCGTGAGTTCGCCCTTGAGTACCCGCGCCTCGACGTCAGCGCGTTCCGAATCGAGCCCGACGAGTGCGGAGGAGATCGCGTCGATCCTCTCCTCGAACTCCGCCTGGGCCTCGAGGGCCGCGCGGAGCGCGCCGGTCACCCGCGCCCGCTCCTCCGGGGGCGCGCCGGCCTTCCTGAGCGCCTCGTCGCGTTTCCGGACCTCCTCGTCGATCGCGAGCCGCGCCGCCGCCAGTCGTCGTCCCTGGGCCTCGAGCGTGCGACGGTCGATCTCCGCGCGTTCCTCGCCCAGCTCGCGGACGGCCTTCCGCTCGTCGGCGGCCACGTCGGCGAGGGCGGCCCGGCGCTCGATGCCGATCCGCTTCGCCTCCTTCGCGACGTCGGTGAGCTCCCTGATCCGTTTCGCCGGGTCGTCCTCCTCCTCCGCGAGACGGCGACGCTCGACGAGTGCCGCGCGCTCCTGCGCGGCGGCCGCTATGATCGCGACGCGCCGCCGACGGAAGAACTCCGAGAGCTCGATCAGCCCTTCGTCGAACGCGCGCTTGTCCTGGTCGGCGCGCACCTTGTTCCGGAGCTTCTGCAGCTGCAGCTCGGCGTCGAGTTCCGCGCGCGCCGCGGCGAGTCGTTCCCGGGACCTCTCGACCTCCGGGTCCTCGCCCGGCGCGGGGGCCGGTTTGTCCCGTTGGAAGAGGACCTCGCGGCCCGGGGACGTGAGGATCCTCCCGAGACGCTCGGCACGTCGGCGAAACGCCTCTAGCCGCGCGTCCGTCCTCTTCCCGAGCTCCTCAGAGATCCGGTTCGCCTTCTCGAAGTCCAGCGTGAACTGGGTGAGGAATTGTCGCCCGAGCGCGGCGAGCGCATCCGCGGCGACGACCGTCGTCCCCTTGATCGCGTCGACGGCGAGGAGGTGGAGCTCGACGACGAACCGGATCGCGCGGCCCACGGCGCGACCGAACTCCTCGACCCGACCGGGCCCGAGTTCGCCGAGCTCCTTGTCGAGCGCGTCGATCGCGGAGACGATCTCGCCGGAGAGCCCGGCGGCGAACGTCGCGGCGAGGACCTTGAGGCGAAGGTTGAACTGCGTGAGCCGATCGTTCAGCCGGTCGGTCTTCCTGGCGATGTCGTCCTCGATGACGACGCCGAGCTCGCGACCGCGAGCGACGACGCCGGCGAGCCCCTCGTTCGCGATCTGCAGGAGGAGCGGGATGAGCTGCTGGCCGGCGCGCCCGAAGATCCGGACTGCGATCGCCGACCTCTCGGGCCCGGCCGGGAACCGCGCGAACGCCTTTCCGATCGCCTCGAGCCGCTCCGCGGTGTCCAGGTCCGCGAGATCCTTGAGGGGGACCTTGAGCTGGCGGAACGGCTCCGCCGCCTCGCCGCCCTTCGAGATCGCGTCGGAGAGTTGGCGATTCATCCGCGCCGTCGCGCCCTCGACCTTGCCGAACTCGAGGTCGACCTCGCCGGCGACGAGCGCGAGCGCCGACGCCCGCTCGGTCGTCGTCCCGATCCGGACGCCGGCGAGCTGCATCGACTCGGCGAGTTGGGAACCCTCGCGGACGAGGTTCACGAACGAGGCGACGGAGACGACGAGACCGATCCCGGCGAGGACGCGCTGGATCGTCCCGAGCGTGGAATTGAGGCCCCGGAAGGACGTGCTCGCGGCGCCGGCGGTCTTGGCAGCCTGACCCTGGATCCTCCGGAGAGCCTCGACGACCTCGGCGACGCCCTCGGCGGTGAGGCGGACCCTTACGTCAGGCGTCGCCACGGATCGACCTCCCCTCCGTGAACGCGCGCTGCGTGGCGAGGAGCTCGCCGAGACCGTCCACGTCGACCGGCTCGGCCGGTTGGAGGCTGCGCGGCGGATCGGGCATCGGACCATCGAACCGCCCGGTCGCCCACACCAAGACGTCGTGGCGCCAGTGGGCGAGCGCGTCCTCGCGGACGCGCCAGCGGTAGGCGAGGAGGAGGTCCCTCAGTCGCCAGGTGAGGAGCCGGTCGAAACGGTCGGCACGGTGCTCGGCGACCGCCCTGACTACGTCGTCCCACTCCCCGTACTCCCCGGGCTCGCGGCGTCCGCCCCGACCGAGGACGTCGGAGAACTCCACAAGGAGACGATCCCTCGCAAAAAAAAACTCTCGAGCATGGAGAGGAGGAGCGCCTCGACGCGCGCCTTGTCCCTCGGGTCGGAGAGCTTTCGGAGGAACGACTCGGTCTCGGCGGCGAGGGCGGGCGTCCATCCGATCGACGGCACCCCCTCGGGAACGAGCCCGCAGGCGAGGAGGGCGAGCGCGCTCTCGGAGTCGACGAACTTCTCGAACAGCTTCCGTGCGTGCTCGACCGGGTCCTCGTCGGGCGAACGGAGGACGGACTCGAGGTCGGCCTTCCGGATGAGCGCCCAGGCGTGGAGGTCGTGCTCGAGCGTCGAGTCGCCCAGCTCGGCGAACCGCCGACCGCCGATCTCGTGGATCGTCGACGTCTCCCGGCGCCGCCACGGTTGGCGTGGCGCCGGGGCGCGGTCGGGCTCGCGTGCCGGCGCGCGACCCCGCCGGCGGAGGATCCTCGGAAGCCGCACGTCCTAGGCGGCCGTGAGCTCGAAGATCTCGAAGTACTGGTTCGTCGGGTGGCGCTCCGGGTCCCCGAGCACGCGGACCTTGAGCGTGATCGCCCCGTACTCGTTCGAGATGAGCGAGACCGCCTGGTCGCTCCGGATCTTGACGCGCCAGAACCGGAAATCGTTGTTGTCGCCGCGGATGTTGTCCGAGACGAACTCCAGCTCGCCCTCGATGTCGGTCGCCTCGCCGGCCTTGATGAAGGGCCGGTTCGTGATCGCCGTAGGGGTGTAGTCGATGATCACGCCGACGTCGCCGTCCATCGCGCCGCCCGCGACGACGAAGATCCGCCCGAGCCGCTTGTCCTCGGCGTCGGAGGTGTAGTCCGCGGGCGAGGTGTAGACGGGCGTGCCGGCGGGTCCCGTGACGGCCTGGATGCTCGCGTGCTCCCGCTTGGCGGTGTAGTAGTAGTGCCCGCCCGTGACGGCCGTGCCGGCGTTGATCGACTCGTCGGTGATCGCCGTCGCGGCCTGGGTGTAGAGCGCCTCCTCGCCGAAGAACGCGAGCGCGAGGTTCGCCTTGATGAACTCGTTCGCGTCCATCTCGATCTCGTAGTCCTGGGAGAGGATGTCCTCGGCCACGACGGCGGACACCTTGTCGGCCGCGCTCCTGGCGGTGACGACCTCCTGGGACGGCGTGATCACGACGCGCGGGGTGTTCCCGACGAAACGATAGCCGACGTAGGTCCCGTCGGTCCGCTTCCGGTTGAACAGGCACTTCCCGCGGCCGAGGTTGAACTTCTTGCCCTGCACGGCAGTCGCCATCTCAGCCTCCCGCGGCCCGCGGCCGCATCATTCGACCAACGTCGCGTCGTCGACCCGCGACTGGAAATCGACCCCGAACAACGTCGCGACCGAGCAGAGCGCCCACCGTCCCTGCTTGTAGTCCGCCTCTGAACCGAGGACCTTGATCCCCGTGACCAACCGCTTCCCCTCCGGGCTCGCCCCGAAGGCCGCGGGATCGGCGAGCGCCTTCACGGCCCAAGAGACGATCGGGTCCGCCGCCTCGTCCGCGCCGGTCGTCGCGTCCCCCTTCGCGTAGGACTCGACGACGAGCACCACGTCGTGCCGCTGTAGGGGCCCGCTCGGCCCGCCGATCCTCTCCTCCGGGTCCTGCGTCCAGTAGACGAGCTGCGCCGGGTAGTCCGCCTCGTCGAGGTCGAACGTCCTCGCGCGGTCCGCCACCGGGAGGCCCGCGGGCTTCCCGGCGCCGTTCAGGAGCGCGACGGCCTTCGCGACGACCTGGTCCCGGACCGAGCTCACGAGAACGCGAGATCGATCCTGGTCGTCCCGTCGCCGAGCGCCTCGTGCCCGGCCACCTTCCTCTCCTCACCGTCGAGCAGTGCCGTCGCGCCCGTGGCGAGATCCTCGAGCGCGCCCGTCTTGACGACGACCGACTCGACGCGCGCCCTCGAGAGCGACCCGGTCCCGCGGAAGGCGTCCGCGTCGACGACCCTCGGCACGCCGAGGACCTCGCAGCCGCCGATCCGGACGCGGACCGCGCCCCCGGCGTCGTCGAGGTCCTCGAGCATCGCGTCGACGTGCTCGTCCGCGATCGACACGCCCTTACGCCTGGTACTTCTTCGCGCCCATGAAGAGCGCGCCGCCGAACGCGAACGAGATCGACGCGCCCCCGACGTCCAGGTTCACCTTGACGAACCGCTTGCACTTCCGGCGGTCGATGTTCAGGCTCGGGGCGAGCGCGGCGCCGGTCGAGGCGTCGGTGAGCTGCGCGAACGTGCCGCCGTCGACGACCGCGTAGGTCCCGCCCGACGTGTCGGACGATTGGACCGTCACGTCGAGCGTGTCGCCGGTGGACGGCGCGGCCGTGATGAACGCCACCTTCATCGCGCCCTCGTAGCCGAGCGTGTCGAACGCGGCCGACAAGACGTCGGCGGTAAGCGTCTGCGGCGCGACGAGCGACTTGACGTCGAGGGACTCGACGAGGTTCGCGGCGTTTCCCACTTGTCACCTCCCGCCGCGCGACGGCGGCAACGTATGGGACCTGTCCGGTCCCGGGTCCTTCCTCTCGATCACCGGGTCCCGATGTCGGACCACGTCTGGCGGTCCGAGATCGGGTCGGGGGCGCGGTCCACGCCGCGCTTCATCGGCGTCGCGCCCCTTCCCCGGTTCGTTTGCCTTGTCGTTCACGTCCCCCTTACGCGAGGTCGCAGTTCATGAACCGGAACGCCTCCGGGTGACGGAAGATGATGTCCGTCTCCTGGTAGGACGTGATCCGGATAATTCCGGACGTGTCCTCCGAGAAGGGGTTCACCACGATCTCGAAGCCGCCCCAGAAGAGACGGATGCCCTCCCCCCACGCGCCACCGATGATCGCGTGGCCGTCGGCGTCCGTGCCGATGTTCGTCGGCAGGAGGTTCGAGACGCGCGCCGGGTAACCGGCGACCGAGCCCTCGTCGAACGTGCCCTGCCAGAGACGCTCGGCGCCGGCCGCCGCGATCTGCGGGACCGTCATGAGCACGCCGGCCGTCTCGGGCGTCGCGAGCCATGAGAATCCCGGCGCGAGCGCGTTCGCCTTCCGGACCTTGGCCGCCAGGCTCGTGAAGTTCTTGAACTCGGACACGCCGCCGGTCCCGGTGCCGTCGCCGTCGTCCACGACGCCCGGCGTGTTGAGGATCCCGAGCGAGTGCCCGGCAGCGCCGTTCCCGTTGATGCCCTCGTTGTCGTTGTAGTACGCGTGGGCGTAGGAGAGCTCGGACCGGATCATCGCCTCGCCGACGATGTCCTGCTGGTTCAGGAACTGGCGCGTGATCCGCGACATGGCCATCGCCGTCTTGGCCGCGGCCGTGACGAGCGCGGTCCCGAGCGTGCTCTCGGTGACCCCGGCCGCCGGCGCCTCGCCCATCGCGAACGCGGTGAGGGCCGTCGTCTTCTTCGGGAACGCGACCGGCCCGACGACGCCGAGCATCGTCTGGACGCCCGCGCGGTCGAGCACCATCTGCTCCCGGAGGAGGTCGATCAACTCGCCGGGCGTGTCGAAGACCATGTCCGCCCCGGTCGCGGCGCCGAAGGTCGTCATGATGCGGTGGCTCATGCCCGCCCTGCTCATCCGGCGGGCGATTATGCCAGCCTGCCGGCGCTCGGGATCCGCACCTACGACCGGCAGAACGTAGACGCCACCGTGGCCCGCGATGCCATCGGCCCGCGCCTGCTTCTCTAGATCGTTGCTGACCTCCGCCTCGAGACCCTCGCGCTTCACGATCCCCGCGGCCATCTTCAGCGCGCGGAACACGGAGTACTTCGAGACGTCCCGCTTGTCGAGGTCGACGAGCCGCTCGGAGGGAGGCTGGGCCAGCGCCTTCGTTGCGCGCTCCTCGAGGAGGCGCATCGTCTCCTGCGCCGCCTGGTCGGGCGTGAGCCCTTTCTCGATCCACCCGGCGAGGTGCTCGTCCATCTTGTACTGCTTCGCGATCGCCGCCACGCGCTTGCTTGCGTCGTCGGGACCCACCCGCGCCGGTGGCGCGGGCTCCGTGCGCTCCTCCCTCGGTTCGGGCGCGCCCTTCGGCCTGTCCGGGGGCTCCTCCATCCGGTGGCGGGGGAGCGACGGATCGGCGAACAGTCCTCGGAACATGGCGGCCTCCTCCATGACGCGCTCGGCGTCGTCCTCGATCTCGACCTCTACGGGAAAAAGCTCGGCCTTCGTGCGGTCGACCGCGGAGTCGATGTCCGCGGGCATCGGGACGAAGGAGTACTCGTACGGAGTCCAGCGCGTGACACGGTAGACGTCCACGTCGTCGTCGCGCGTCTCGACCAACTTCATCGAATGCGGGATGTACCCGACGGACGTCGATCCCTTGATCCCGTCGAGAACGTCCTGCTCGAGATCGGCGCCCGCGGCGCGCCGCGAGAACGACGTGTCGGCGACGAGCTGCTTCTTCTCAATCCGCACGTTCCGGCCCACGCCGATGTGCTGACGGGAGTCGTGGTTCTCGAGGACCGGAAGCCCTATGCCGGCGCGATCGAGGTCGACCTCTGACTTGTTGTGCCCGAGGATCTCGATCCACTTCTTTCCGGTCCACCAGTCCTCGCGCTCCACTTCGCGTTCGGTCGAGAACACGGTGCGCCACGATTTCCGGCCGTCCTCGCCCGGCTCGTTGGCGCGAATCTGGGTCGCGACCGTGCGGTGGAGCTTGGGAAGGAAGATGGTCCGCTTCACGACGCGGATGCTCGGTTCGCCGACGGGGAGGGTCAAGTGGAATGTTTTTCCACTTGTCCATCGGCGCGCGCGTGGCATCATCCGCGCGTGGACGAGCTCCTCGCGATGCCGGCCTCGTTCCCCGCCGGGACGACGGTCTCCTACCGGCGCTCCTACGGCGACTTCCCGGCCTCGGCGTGGGACCTCGACCTCCTCCTCGGTGGGCCCGGGACGCCGCGTTCGTTCGACGGCACGGCGGACGGCGACGAGTTCCTCGTCGCGATCGCGCCGACCGTGACCTCGCCCATCGATCCCGGGTGGCACGAGTGGGTCGAGAGGGTCACTCACAAGACGGACGGCCGCGTGTTCGACGCCGCTCGCGGGCGCGTGCTCGTCCGGCTCGACCTCGCGACCGCGTCCGGCGAGGACTCGCTCTCCTTCTACGAGAGGCTCCTCCCGGTCCTCGAACGATTCATCATGACGAGTAGCAAGCGCGGGCTCGAGGCGTTCTCGATGGGGGGCGTGTCGATGCAGAAGCTCGACATCGAGAAGGCCGTCCGTCTCCGGGCGACCGCGATCGCGGCGATCAACTCGCGGCGAGCCGGTGGCCCGATCATCGGCGAGGTCCTCGTCCGATTCACGCCGGTCGGTGAGACGGAATGAGCCGCGCGCTTCCCTCGCTCCCGACCAGGCTCGCGCGCGCCGCGCTCGTCCTCGCCCCAGCCCCGGTCCGCGAGGCGTGGCGCGAGATCACCGGGGAGTCGCACGTGGCCGCGATCCGGACGAACTACGCCGCGGCCCAGCAGAACCGGCTCATGCGCGACTGGGTCGCCAACTGCCTACCGCCGGACGACGAGTACCGCGGCGAGCTCCGGACGATCCGAGCGCGCTCGCGCGAGCTGGTCCGCAACAACGCGTACGCCGACAACGGCGCGCGCCTCCTCAAGGTGAACGTCGTCGGACCGAAGGGGTTCCGCCTGCAGGTCGCCGCCGACGAACGGTCGAACCGCGCGATCGAGAAGGCGTGGCGACGATACATGCGCCGGCCGGTCACGGTCGACCGGAGGCTCCGCGGCATCCCCGTCCAGGAGTTGATCGTCGAGCTCCTCTACAAGGACGGCGAGGTGTTCCTCCGCCACTTCCCGACGCACCGCTCCAACCCCTTCCGCCACGCCGTACAGTTCGTCGACCCGGATCTCGTCGACGAGACCTTCAATCGCGACCGCTCGCGTGGCGTCAACGAGGTCCGGATGGGCGTCGAGATCGACGACGATGGCGCGCCAGTCGCGTACCACGTGGGGAGGTTCTCCGCGCGCCGGCTGAGCCTCGCGTTCACGGAGCGCGAGCGCGTCCCCGCCGAGGAGATGGACCACCTCTACGTCACGCGCCGGCCGAACCAGACGCGCGGTCTCCCGTGGGTCCTCTCCGCGGCGCTCGCGATGCGCCTCACCGACAAGTACGAGGAGACGGAGGCGATCACCTCGCGCGCGGGGAGCGCGAAGATGGGGATCCTCGTTCCCGGTCCGGACGCCCCGGACGAGATCGTGGAGCCGGTGGACGAGGCGACGGGCGCCCCGAAGAGGGTGGACATCGCCAAGACGTTCTCCGCGAACCCCGGGGGCGTGTTCGTGGCCCCGCGCGGGTACGATTGGAAGGACTGGAACCCGGAGCACCCGAGCACGGCGTTCCTACCATTCCGCAAGGGGATGCTGCAGAAGGTCGCGAGCGGGCTCGGCCCCTCGTACGTCTCGCTCGCGAACGACCTCGAGGGCGTGTCGTTCTCCAGCATTCGGCAGGGGACGATGTCCGAGCGGGACTTCTTCATGTGCGTCCAGACGTTCGTCGGCGAGGGTGAGCTCCTCGGCTGGTACGAGCGCTGGCTCCCGGTCGCGACGCTCGCCGGCCAGGTCGAGATCCCGCTCGGCGACCTGACGCCGTTCCTCGACGCGACGATGCAGGGGCGCGGGTGGCAGTACGTCAACCCGGTCCAGGACGTCGTCGCCGACAAGGAAGCGATCGCGGGCGGCCTCTGGTCGAGGACGCGGTCGCTCGCGGAGCGCGGGTACGACCCGGACGAGATCTTCGAGGAGCTCCGGCGCGAACAGGCGCTCGCCGAGCAGCTCGGGATCGACGTCTCCATCGCGATCGACAAGGCGACCGCGGCCTCGGCCCTGGACTCGTCGAACGGTTCCGGAGGTTCCCGAGCGACCGAACGCCGTCAACTCAAGGGTCTGTGGGCTCGACTCGGGCATGTCCTATCGGGAGGTGACGACGAATGAGCGTGCCAGGCAACGGGGGGAAGCAATCGTTCTGGCAGTGGGTCGTCGGGATCGCGGCGTCGGCGGCGCTCATGATGGCCGGGGCCCTCTGGACGCACGTGACCGCCAAGTTCGACCACTACGACACGTTGGTGGAGACCAGGAACGTCCGGACGTCCAACGTCGAGGCCGACGTGGCGGCGCTCAAGGTCGGGTTCGCCAGCCAGGACCAACGACTCCAACGGATCGAACGCAAGATCGACGACCTCCCCGACAAGATCCGATGACGGTCGACCTGTCCTCGGCGCGCGCGACGATCAACTCGTGCCGTGCGCTCCGCGACCATCCCGCGACGAGCACGCGGTTCTTCCGATGGTGGCTCGCGCTCCCGATCCTGGTCGCACTCGCGTACGCCTACCGCGACGTGCTCCACGAGGCCTTCCACTTCGCGTTCCGGATGGCCGAGCCCCCGGCGGCCCTCGGACCGGGCGTGGAAGGTCCGATCGAGCGCGCGCCGGCGTTCGACTTCGACGAGACGATGGAGCGCGCGAACGCGGTCCTCGACCTGGTCGTCAAGGCGGGGACGACGCTCGGCGCGTTCTCCTGGCTATGGCTCCGCGGCAAGGGGGGCGGCGCGCGACGATGAGGTTCGTGAGGGACCTCCTCGCGGCGCTCCGCGCGCCGGAGCCACCGCGTTTCAACGCGACCTTCCTCTCCTCGATGCGCAATCTGGTCGGAAGGAAGGAACTGCCGGGCGCGCTCAACGATCCGCTCATCATGGCCGCGTTGACGCTCGATGCCTCCTGGCCCACGTCGGATGAGGTCCCTTGGTGCTCGGCGATCGCGAACCTGGTATGCATGGTTCTCGGACTTCCGCGCTCGAAGGACCTTCGGGCGCGCTCTTGGCTTCGCGTCGGCCACGGTGTTACCCTCGCCGAGGCGCAGCCGGGTTTCGACGTCGTCGTCTTCAAACAGACGGACGATGGGCCCGGACCCGAGGTGGTCGATGCGCCGGGGCACGTCGCGGCCTTCGAGCGGCTCGAGGGCGATCGCGTCGTAGTCACCGGCGGCAATCAGGGTGACGCCATCTCGACCGCATCCTTCCCCGCTTCGCGCGTGATCGGCGTGCGACGCCTGTTCGGTTTCTGAATGGAGGCCGTCTCTGGGAGCAGCCGATGAACGATGGCCCGCGGCGCGACCGCCCGGCGGGCGAATTGCTAGAGGCTGCTTCGCGCGTCCCAGGCTGCCTCGGGCTCTTGGCCGCGATTCTGTTTGTGACGATCGCCGTGGTGTGGTATTTCGTTCTGCGCGCGGTGCTCGACCTGCTCCGCGCGATCTGAAAGGAGGAGGCGATGAACCCGTTTGCGTTCTTCGGGAGATTGTTCGCCGGGACCGGAGCGAGGGTCGGTAGCGGTATCGGGCTCTGGGTGATCGAGCCGGCCGCGCGCCTCGCGCTCGGGCTGGATCCAGG